TCGCAGGCTGCGGTGGCGGGCCCGGCTGCCCGTCTGTCCCGTTCGCGCCATTCTGCCCGGGAGGTCCCTGACACATCGGGTTGATCATTGGGTCGCATGGCGATCCGTCCTTACCTGGTTTCCCTTCAGGACCCGCGGGCCCCCGACACATCGGGTTGATGGAGGGATCGCAATCTGCGCCATCCGTGCCAGTCGCTCCCGCTGGTCCCTGCGGACCCTGACACCGAGGGTCAAGATCTACACTGCATGGAGCGCCAGCCGCTCCAGTCGCTCCAACCGTTCCGGCCGCTCCAGTCGCTCCAGCCCTTGCCACCTCCCGTCTAATGATCGTTCTGGTCTCCTGTTTAACGATTGGACGTACTTCCCGCCTGATGACGACAAGAGTCTTCTGCGCTTCGACCTTCACTTGTTTAGTCGCGGCCTTCCTCGCTTCGGGTACTGCCGCTTTGATATCTTTCTGCGCCGTTTGGGCTCCGGTGACGGCTGTATCAGATCGAGACGCATTGGAGTAGATAGCGATGCTACACATGACCGCCAGGATCGCGACTACGATCATCAGGCCAAGGATCTCTCGGCGATGGAGAATAAGCGCCTTCGCAACTACTCTCGTGGCTTCTTCGTGCGTCAGTGTCCCGTGAGATAGTCGCTTCATCCTGAGCTCCCTCCCCCACCATTTTCGATTGCTTCTCTCAATCTCCTCACTTCATCTCGTAATGCACCGACCTCGATACGTAAGGCCATGTTCTCTCGAATCGCAGTTTCCTCCCGCCCCCTCGCGGTCGCCTCCCGTTCCATCGCTTCATCTCTCTGCTGTCTAATCGAGGTATTGACGGATTGCATCCCCACGACTAACTCCGTCGCCGTCCCCGCGAGCATCTTCGTATCCTCCCGACCAAAGCGCAGAGCCGCAAAGATCAAAGCTCCCAGACCAATAATACCAACAATGATGCTGACGCCCTGCGTAGCACCAGTATCAATAGCGAGGATGTCTATCATTGTTTGGTCGGGTTGGACAGCACTTCAGCGTAAGTCACGTATAACGATTTCACCTCCGCGTAGTCGGCATGAGTATCGCGCAGCGCGTTGTAATTCGCGCCAGTCGTCATCGCATGGACCATCACGATACCGGCGGGCTTCTGCTCCATCAGATCGGCGATCACCTGGGCAGCGCTCGGCGTCTGAGCTGCGACAGTTGTCACAGTTAGACGGTACGCGGACCCATGACGTTCCACCAGGTAGACCGTCTTCGGAGCGGTGAGCGACTGTTGTGCAGCGCCAACGATAGCTGAAGGCGTTCCACGGTTCATTCCGTCGGTAGACTTGACACGAGCACGTTGGGCAGCGTCGGACAAGCCAGTCTTCAGGCGCACTCCGCCGAACTGAGCGAGCCACCCGAGCCAATCCATCGGAGTGTCATCGGCGTCCATGACAACGCCCCATCCGACGTGAGTGTCCGTGTCACGAATGATATCTTCCACAGGTTGAAGCTGCTGGCCCACCGCTTCCGCCACCGCCAGGAGAGGCCACACAGCATCGGCCGTGTCACGGGCGGCCCATGGGCCTAGACGCGAATAGAGATCCTCCGTAATTGGTTGGACTATTGGACGGACGGCCATTAGGGCGATACGCTCCCGCTGATCGTGCCCGGCTGGACGAGTGGCGCGGCTCCAGTCAGGTTCTTATCGAGGGCATCCTGCGCACCGCCGTTCAAACCGAAGGTGAGGGTGGTCCAGTAATCAACCCCCAACGCGTTGTTGATGACGGTCGAAATATCTTGGTGGCGGACTACAGGCGTTTGATTCCACACGACCTCATCGGATCCGAGCGTTCGGCCCCAGTTCGCTGACGCCAGGAAGGTCGCTAAATCGGTGGAGGCGTTAGTGACCGCTTCAGCCGACGGGAACCCGGCTACGGCCTTCACCGCGAACGTCACATCGACTGAGGTGCGCGTGGGGTCGATCACGTTGACCACGAAATTAACTTCGCGCTTAGCTTGAAGATCCGCGTCGATAGCGGTCTTCAATCCGGCGGAGATGTTCGCGCCGGTCACTGCGTCGATAGCCGCGAGTGCGATCATCCGCTCGTTGTTCGACGTTGCATCGGCTGGGTTGTAACCATCGAGAGCGAGAACGCGGATTTGGACGCCGGTCTGCAAGGCGGTATATCGCGCGAGGATGGAGAAGTCGCGGGGGAGGATAGGTCTAGGGGCCATCAGCGTAAGCAGCTCGGATAGCGCCGACGCGTACTCCTCATCCGTCTGAGCGTTCGCTCCGCCCGACGTAACGCCGGTCAACGTGATCGATGTGACCCAGGAAGTGCTTTCCATATCAGTGGCGAGAACGCCGATCCCGCCTAGGTTATTCGCGTCCAAGCCCTCCTCCGATGCTTGGAGTATGACGGCCGTGGGGGAGGTCGTGAGCACGCCCGTCGATAAAACCCGATCCGTGACGACCTCGAAGACGACAGGATTGCCGTCCGCATCATCGATAGAGACGAGATGGCCTGCGGCGATCGTTCGGCCAGCCGGGTTTGAGGACAGAACCCAAGTGGAGCCAACAGTCGCCGGTGTGGCATCGATATACGGAATGCCCATAATCTTGATACCGAAGTAACGGAAGATCGCGAGAGGGACGTCAGCTGCGACGTCCCGCGCTTCCGCCACCATCCGTGCGCATGCCGCGATCAGCCAAGCCTCAAGGTTCGAGTCGGAGGGCGTCCAGTTCGGCCACCGAGTTTGGATATAGTCGAACGCAGCCTGCTGCAGCGCATCCGGATCTGTCTCAACAGGATCGTAGATGTAATCAGGCATCTCGGGCGATCACTTTCACTCGCACTCGCTGGATGGAAGAGATGATCTGATCAGCCTCCAAGGTTCGTTCGGCTCTAGGCTCCCACTTGGAGATCGCCGTCAGGATCTGATCCTGATTAGCTCCGCCCTCTAGGAACGACTGATCCTCGACCCCGTAAGCCGGTGCCTCCTCACGTGATCCCTTCTCAGTCGATAGGAGCACTTCCACGCAATCGAGAATTTCGTCGTCGGAGTCCTGCTCAACCACGACAGCGCTTGCTCCGTTCGCGTGAAGACGGAATGGGAAGGAAAGCTTGGGTGTGTCGATCCTAGCCATCAGCTCGGCCACCAAGCGACGACCCAAATCTCGGGCATGCCCGGACTACCCGATTCAGCCAACGCCACCACACATCGATCCCCCTCGACGGGGAGAACGGTATCACCAGCGTCGTCGACGCGAGGCGTCCATCGACAGGGCCCCCAATCCTTTTCCGTGTGGAAAGCCGTGATGGACACGTTCAGTCGGTCAGCGACGGAGGTAGCGCCCTCCGTGAATTCGGCAGCGAGCAGCGACACGTCTTCGGTCACCGTCTTCGATATTCGATTGTGTAGGTCAGCGATGCTCATAGGTTCGGATGAACGGATATCGGTTTGTCAGTCAAGGCTTGAACTCCGAAGTGGACGTGATCCGTGTGGCCGACAGCCGGACCCCACAGAAGTTGATAGCTGAAGCCGTCCGCGACGACTCTCGTGTAGCTGTTCTTCCCGTCACCTTTGAAGCCGAATCGACTCGCGAGAGCCTTACACAGGCGATCGCCCTTCTCTCCTATACACGGCATGTCGGCGGCCCACGCCTTCTCCGGTGGGCCCTGATGATCGGATCTCCCCCCGGTGGCGGTGGGGCCATGGACGGCATTCGCCTTGACGACTTGCGCCGCTGTAATGTTGATGCCCTGCTCTCGAGCGATAGGTAGGACATAGAAATCGATAACGTCCTTGGGAGAGCCACCGACTGCGCCGCCCTGATCTGAGAGGGCCTGAGTAGTCGATCGAGTGCCTAGATCAGAACGCGGCTCCTTACGCTTCCCCATCGGACGTTTGCACTCGATCGTAGCTTCCGGACTGAACAGATTGCGCGTGATGCTAGAAACGAGCCATCGCTGAGAGCCCTTGGTATTGAGACCTTCTATGATTACGATCGTGCCAGGCGGAGCCTCCCAAGCATCGATACGGCAGGAGATGACGGCTTTAGCCGTGCGCTTCCTATAATCCTGCTCAGCATCGATATTGGATACGCCTGGCGTATCCTCTGATACTCGAAATTGAGCGCGTGACTTGAAGAGCGCGGGCTCATCTATGTAGTAGAAGGTGTTGCCAGATATGAAGGCTCGCCAGTTGACTTCCTTAGCAAGCCGCTGAATCGCATCCCAGTAATTCTCGTCCTTATCGACTTTGAACTCATATCGCTTGTAGTAAGACGCGTTCGCCCCAACGTCGGCCTGTCCGCCAGTCGTCCCGCCCCATGCCTCCAAGATCGCGTCTGCGCGAGGACGATACGTGTCATAGTGAGGCGCTGCAGCGTCCGAGATCTCCACGTAAGAAGCGATCTTACCAGGCGTCCAGCTGGGATTCGCCTTCGCCGCAGCGATCGCACCGCCCTCGCGGAAGGATCGACCCCCGACAAGAAAATGATGGGACTGACCCTCCAGATTGAAACCCGGGATCTCAGCCGACTGGAAGACACCTTGATGGATGCCATTCTTCGCGTCTTTGCTCCAATTCCCTTCGCCAAAGCCCCCGACCAATCCAGCCAGGATCGCACGTGGCGGAGCGCTGACCAGCTCAGCTTCGTCGAGGAACACGCCGATGTTATCAAGCTGCGGCTTCTCCAGCCCTAGCGCCTTCGCCGCCCCCGAGTCAAAGCCCCGTCCTCTCTGAGCGTCCTTCTTCGTCTTGGCGGCTTCCGCTTTGGAGAGACGCTTCTTGTCGGACTTGTCAGCCTTAGCAACGGGCTGCTTCTTCTTCAATTCATGGATGTGAACTGGGAGCTTCTTATCCGCGGCAATGCTTCGAACTAGGACTAGGATGTACTGAGCGCGAGTGACCTTCGATCGAGACGCAGCCTTCCTAGGCCCCTCCTTCGTTCGAAGACGCGCGATACGACGATCCTCCAACTTAAGCTGCAGATCATCAGTCTGCTTTCTCCACGATGTGAGCCGGAACCAGACGTCATCGATCTGGACGTCAGCGGACTTCAGATGGCCGTCCGGGTCGAACAACGCACCCGATTTAAGGATTGCCCGAGCCTGATCGTGAACCAAGACATTGATCTCGCTAGCGCCCTCAATCGTACGGAGAATCTCGCCCGAGATCGCTCCCTCCGACACGTCGATATCCGGGACTCCCTTGCCAGCGATGTCCAGCACCAGTTGACGAACATCGACGTCCCGTGCCAGTCCCGCGAATTCGTCGCTCTTCTTCGCTGTGGCAACAGGGCTCACGGGATCTTCAACACCTGACCGGTGCGGAGCTTTTTCGGATCACGGATACCGTTAGCATCGCCGATCTTCTTCCACTTGGACGCATCTCCGTAGACGTCCGATCGAGCTGCGATCTTCGAAAGAGTATCGCCCGCCTTCACGGTGTAAGTCTTTCGCGCTGCCCCGCGTCCTGCGCCCGAGGCCTTCTTCCTGCGCTCGACGGAAGTTAACGAAGCGAGTCGCTCGTCGTCAACGAACTGCGTTATGGTGAAGGTTCCACCGATACGCGTGTGGTTACCGACGGAGTTAGACTCGATAGATTCTTTATCCCAGGTGATCGTCTCGACGAACCACAGGACTTGGGAGGCGTGATGGAAGTTGTGTGGGATCAGGGCGGGCGGCCGCGATAGGATACGACACAGAGGGGGCTCCGGATCGTTGATGTCGAGACCAGCCAATCGCTCTAGAGCGCGCTCCTGCGAGATGACGAACAGGCCGTCATTCTCAGTGAACGCGTCCAGCAAGAATTCGATCTCAAGTGAAGTTGAGTCACGACCGACCCACTCCGTTAGAGCCTTCTTGCGCGGACGAGCGACGCGAGACCAGCCGCCATATCCAGCCGTCACGATGACGGGCTTAGTCAGATAGCCGACGCAACGAACGGGCGGCTCGCCCCGTGGTGGGTCGGCCTCTTCCAGTCGGAAGATGCCCTGAGCTGATAGGACGTCAGCCGCCATCACTGTCTCGCTGATGCGTCTTCGGCCTCGTCTGCAACAGCTTCTGCAATCTGCTTCCCGCGCAGGTACACCTTCGATACCAGGACTCTCCTCCCGCCACCCGGGGCTAGGGAGGCTGAAGGGGATGGGACAGACACACCCGCAAGAGGTTGAACGACGACTCTCCCGCCAGGCGTCAAGGTGTTCAGCTCCGGTCCCATATCGCCAGTGATCCACGAGCCTACGCCACTCACGACACCTCCACCGGCGAGCATCGGAAGCGGATTATCCGGGAGGGGGATCGGGCCCAGACTATTCGGGAGCGCTTTGTTGAAAGTCCCGGCGATGAAGTTCCAGACGGCCTTCCCAATGTCTGCGGCGAAGCCCAGACCAGAAGCTACCGCGTTCAGGAAGCCGCTCTTCAGGAAGTTCCACAAGCGAACGCCAGCGTTGTAGAACCGAGCACCCGTCCCGATGAGGAAGGACACGATCCTGATCAGGACGTCACGGAACGCAGGGAAGACGCGTGCTCCGAAATTCATGAACACGCCTATCAGACCGCTGACCTTAGTGAGCATCCATCCGAGCAATCCGCCTGCGAGTCGGATCGGGATGGATAGGAGACGGAATCCGAAGGCTATAGGTCCGAGGACGACGTTGAGCTTCCCCAGCCAGCTGAGCAGTTTCAGGATCCATCCACCAAGGAAGAAACCGATGACCTGACCTACGATGCCGAGGATTCCCTTGAGGAAACCGAACTTGTCACCGACGAAGCCGAGTATCGTGGAGACGACCTTCAGGACGAACACTAGGAACTTGAAGGCTCCTACCACCCCTCCGATAACACCTTTGGCGATGCCGCCGAGAAGGGGCCACAGAATGTTCTGAAGGAACGGCTGCATCGGACGTAGCGCGTCCCCGACGTCATGGGTGACATCCTTAATCGCATCGAACGCCTTGGTGTAAGCTGGGATCGCCGCACGGCCCGCTCGGAAGAAGAAATTGATCAGGCCGCCTATAATGATCATGAACGCCTTGGTCATAGCGATTGAGTCACGGAAGAAGTCATGCAGCGACTTCTGACCCGCGGCCGTCTGCAGGAACTCGTTCCAACGGTTAATGATCGCGGTCAGAGAATCGACGAGAGACTGACCCTGAGTCGCTCCGCCGCTCAGGACGGTGAATAGTAAGCCGCCAATCGCTTTAAGGAGTCCCCACCAGGATCGCAATTGAGAGAAGAAGGGTGATAGGTTCGCGGTCTTAGCCCAATCAGCGAAGCGAGCAGTGATGCGCTCGAACCCATCCGCCACGCCGCCGAGCTGAGGCCCGGTGCCGACGACCAGCCGCAGAAGTCCGAGAAAGATGTTGATCATTCCTTGACCGATGGGACCGGCGATACGAGCGAAGAGTCCGGCGATAGTTGAGAGCGCGCCCTTGAACTCGCCGCCCGTCAGGATGGCGAGCATCCTCTCTAGAACTTGGATGAGCGTCCCGGCCACGATCTTAGTGAACGTTACGATGCTGGGGAGCAGCTCGCGGATCGCAGCGAACAGAATCGTCATGCCCCTAGCTAGGATGCCGACTACAGGCGCCATTCGCTTCGAAAACTCATCTCGAAGCTCGGTCCACGCACGCACAGCCTTGAAGATCTCGACCCCGCCGCTCAGCGCGATCACGGCCTGCAGGCGCTTGAAAGCCGTCGCTGCTTGAGTGGAGTCCCGACCGAACGCCTTAACGGCGATGCGCCAGGTCTGGAAGCGCGTATTAACCGTGCCGAAGTTCTTCATCACGTCGAAAAGTACTAGGCCGACCGCACCCAATCCGGCGGCCAGCACAGTTCCTAGCGATAGGGCCAGGAGGCCCGCCCCGACCGCCGCCGCGCCCAATGATCCTACCAGAGCGGTCAACGCCCCTCCTAGACCAATTGCGAGCGGGATAACGCCTAGAAGGACAGTCGCAACGGTACCGACCGCAAAGCCAAAGATCCTAGTCCGCCCTGTCAGGTTCGGCATCGCATCACCTAACGCCGACATTGCCCCGCCCATCTGATTGAGGGGCCCCTTGGAGTTATCGGCAGCGTCGGAGATTCCCTTGATGCTCTCCTCTGATCGCTTAGCATCACGACGGAATCGAGCGACGTCTCGGAGACGGAGCCAAGCGACGATTTCCTGGCCGGGGGCCACTAGCCCTTCCCGCCGCGCCTCTGAGCGTCGCTGTACTCTTTCACGATCTTACGAGCGAGGTTCATCTGAAGGTCCTCGTACACCCCGACGGCCTCCTTATGAATGGCCACTAATAGATCGCGCTCGACTCCGTTCGTGGTCCGGAGGAGTCTGTCGACTGGTAGTCCGAAGATAGCGGCCTCGGCGAGCATCCGAAGAGACGCCTTATCCGCTACGTAGGGTCCTCCGCGAGTCGCGTCGGATCCTGCATCCAACGAGCGACTTTCGCCCCGTGAGTGGCGAGAGCGATTCCGTTCCACTTGAACAGATAGATCACGAGCTCCCGCGTAGTCTTGATCGCAAACGTCTCCCCCTCCAGAGGATGGCCCTTCGGCCAGACCGGCTTGAACATCGAGGCCAGTTCCATCGTGTATCCGGGCGAGATGGTGACCTCGAAGTCCGCATCGGCGTCGTAGGCGATAATACCGATACACGCCTTAATCAGGAAGTCCGCGTCTGCCTCGACACCGGAGTTGGATCCGTTGCTCGAGCCACGTGAACGCTTCCGGATCCGCTGGACCATCTTCTCCAGTTCCCCACGATCGACGATCTTATACTTCGCCTTGAGATCGCCTTCCCAGGTGGGGATATCGAAGATCTGATAGTCCTCTTGCTCATCCCGACGCTTGGTCGCCCTGTCGAGAATCGATTGGGCATCCGCCGCGATGACAACAGCGTCGACGCCCGGTTCCAGCGTTCCCTCCTCCTCTTCCGATCCGTCCATGTTCGCTCCTGTCGTTACTGAGCCTGCGACATCGTGGCGGAGGAGATCTCCATCTCCCACATCGCCGCGTCATCCGACTCGGAATCATGATCCGGCGGCGTTAGCGTCTTCAGCTTCCCACGGTAGACCAGGGGGTTCGCGATAGCGACCGAGTCCACCGTCATCGACGATTTGACTACTGTGACGTCAGCACGGCCGACGCCTCCGGCGATCCACCCCATGAGGGGATGGTCCCGGATCAGATCGTAGAGACGTTTGACGGTCACGTTGCCGACGGCCTTCTTGCCGCCGAGGCTGATCGTCCCTTGCATGCCACCGGGGTTGAACTTCTTCTCGCTGGAGTCGATCTCGCCGCCGGTGAGGCCGTCGAAGATTCCGAGGTCCCGCGTAGCGCCCCCGTACGAAAGGGAAACCGTTACTGCATTCTGATCTTCGCGACTCATTTCAGATGGTCTCCGTGGTTCGGACCTTCACGATCTCGAGAACGACTTCCTCCGCGTACTCACTCATCCTGATCTGAATGTTGGCTTTGAGGAATCGACCCGCGATCGTGACCTCGGTATTCACGTTTGCGCTGACGTCCACACGAAATGCCTCCTCCGGCGTGGCGCCGTAGAAGCTTCCGGCTGCCCAATACGGGAGAAGCATCCCGGTGAGGACGCCGCCGAATTCGATGATGGTCTGACGTTGCCCATCCAACTGACGGAAGACGAAACGCTCAGCGATTTCGTCAGCCTTGGCTTGAATAGCCATGAACAGACGAACATTTGCCAGGTTGACCCAGTTGTCATCGGTCGAGGGATCCGCCAGCGTCCGATAGCCGTAGACGCGGACGCCGCCGTACATCGGCCGGAGGAGGTTGACTCCATTAACGTTGAGCGTCGTTCGATCGGCGTCGACGTAGGAGAAGGCTGTGTTGAGTGCCTCGATCGACTCGCCGAGCGCACCGGCCGCTGGCTGGTTCGGTGTGACTCCTTCTCCGTCGCGTCGGGACATAAGTCCCATAACGATCGATTCCGGTGAGATCGTCCGGTTGGCACCGCCGGTGGTGACGGGTCCGACTACAACGTCAGGTGCCCACAGTGATATGTATCGCTCCTGGTTCTGGGTGATGCTCGCGATCGTCGCATCCGTGACCACCGTCGCCTGTGACGCCGAGGAAGCCGCAGACGAGACGGCGACCCGGTTAGTCGCCTCAGCGTGGACAGCCAACGCAAGACGAGTCGCTGGGGTCTTGCGTCCAGGAACTGCAACCTGACCTGGACCAAGATCACGAGTGAAGAGCGCGAGCGCAGTAGCGATGTTTGTCTCATACGTCCCAGCCGTCGCGTGATAGACAGATGGGCTGACGAACAGCTCGGAACCACGCTCCTTGAAGAAGAACTCGGCGAAGTCGTACATCGCCGGGGCCCCACCACCCCCGTCATTGACGTGAGCCGATCGAGCGCCGAATCGCGTCGCATACGCCGTCAGGCTAGTAACTGGCTTCCTGACGCCCTCCGCATCGGTATCTGCTGTCCCAGTAGGACCCACGATGAAACCAGGGCCGGTGCTCGTTCGGGCCGATCGAGCAGGACGTGTCTCAGTCCGAGTGATCGTGTTTCCGGGGCGCGACATATCAGCGCTCCTCCTTAATCATCAGATACCTCCGTCGATACGACGACATGGGCGCGATCGGGGACTGTTGGCCATTCAGGGAGTGGTGTGGTCGGATCCACGGGAGGATCTGCATCGGGGGCCACCGGGCCAGCCCCCCGCGTCAGGACGTCCCCTACCTCCACGATGAACAACTGCCGGTAATCGCGGATCGTCCGTTCGTCCTGGCTGGCGAGCCGATTAGGCCTCGACCCGACGAAGGTAACCCCTCGGACCGTCCCATCAAGACCAAACTCCAAAGATTGATGCTGCAGCAAGGCTGCACGGATCGCGGCTCCCATCCGAGAGGCGTATTCACGAACGTATAGTGCGTCGTTGGAGGAGCACACGTTGACGACGCCGACGGCGTATCGGGCTCTGATCCTTCCGCGCCCGTCCCTCTTCGGGTCATCCTCGACACCTAATCCCTCGACCGAAACTACCGGGAGCATGTCCTCTGGCCACACTTCGAAATCAGTGCGCGTGGTGTAGGAAGAATAGAAAGGCCGAGTATAGAAGCCCGCTGCCAGACCGATCTGACGCTCCACCTCCGACATGTACGTCGGAAGCCACTTGCGCAGGACGGCGATGATCGCGTCTTCCACTTCATCATCGACGCGGATAGTCTCGAAAACCGTCATATTCGACCGTTCACGAGGTAGTCTGTGATGTCGCCCCGCCACTTCAGACGATCAGCTTCGGTGAACGCGACCATCGGACGGGCGGGGACTTGCTTGCCCGCTCGAACGTTGTAGTAACCTTTCTGATGAGACTGAGCGACTACGTCGTTCGGAAGCTCTAGGGAGATCAAGGCGAGCGATACGTGGAGATTCTCCGGGTTCGTCATTTCGATGAGCAACCCACCACTCTCGATCAGGATAGGATGGGACGAGCCACGCCGGAATTTCGTCTCACGCGAGAGCTTCTCCCACGGCGTCCCTCCCCGAACGCCCTCAGTCGCGAATTGCTCCTCTATCATGTCAAGCCACTGATCACCGATCTTGCTCAGCACCGGCGACATGTTCCGCGCCCGGTGGCGCATAGCGAGGATACGACGACGGAACAGCTTATCGCCGAACAAGGAGATGGAGACTTCAGTCGCCATTAGAAGGGCTGCTCCATGCCGATAGCCGTCGATGGGAAGCCCCCAGATGACGGATAGCCTGCCCCGATCGGGACGGCTCCGCCACCGGCGTCCGTGGAAATTCCCAGAGCTGTGAGAAGGTTCTCCCACTGCTCATCGTACAACTCCTTCAGCTGCGGGTAGGAGGATCGACCCGAGTTGACCTGCTCGGTGAAGTAGGAGAGCTCGATGAGCATCGCGCCTCGGAGAGCGACAACTCGCTTTGCTAAGGCGCGGTGCTCTACGGCGACGTCTTCGCCGACGATTGACGAGACGTCCTCCAGCGCGTTGTTGATCTCCTCCGTCGCCCCCTCAGCCGTCGGACGCGTCTTGTCCGTCTCAGCGGCGGCCGCGGGGTTGAAAGTGCCCGCCTCCGCACCGCCCCGGGTCTTCGTCCGGGCGCGTATATACGCGGCGACTGAAGCGACCGAGGGGGTGTAATCGGAGACGGGCACTTTCGATCCTCGCTACGACGGCGGCTCGTCGCCCTCTCCCCGGATGATCTTCTCCAGCCCGGTCACGACGCCCGCTCGCGGCTGCCTGCCGCTGACGAGGTTCTCAGCGTCGAGGAGCTTCCGTGCCTTGATCGGATCGTCCTCTGCCGCGGCGACGGTCTCGTCGATGGTTGGCTTGGAAGCCCTGAGCCACTCGGAGACCTCCTCGATCGAGGCGACCTCGATATTGTTCGCGACATCGATGGGACCTTCCTGCTCGGGCGTGGTCGGCAGGGCGATCGCATCAAACTTCAGTGCGCGCTGGTAGTCGGTCTCGGATAGATCAACCTCGTCGCCCCGGACCGCGATCTTCTCCTCCAAGTAATCGCGATTGGTGACGGGGTCCGTCGCGGGGACGTAGTACGGAAAGGCTCGGATCTTGATCTTGACCTTGTGCGTGGCGGGTACGCCAGGCTTTGCGTCAGTTGTGGCCATCAGGCCCCAGCTCCTTTCGTTAGCCTGCTAGGCCTGTGAACTTCAGGACAGCGTACGGGTTCGTCACGTACATGACGGGACGGACAGAGGCCTGAACCCACGTGCGCTCGCGAGCTTCCTCTCGCCAGGTCCGCGTCCCAAGCGGCTTCTCGATCCGCATCTCGCCGAGCATCGTTCCGCCGACCACGTACGCGACGCCTGCGGGGACCCGGTTCGACACGTAGATGCTCAGGTTGAGCGTCCCCAGCAGAGCCGTCAAGCCACCAGGGCCGTACAGGACGATGAGGTTCGCGTATTCCTGCGGATTCAGAAGCCACAGGGTGTAGTTGACGCCCAGCTCGTCCTCGAAAGCCATCCGATCAGCGAGAGCGAAATCGCGGACCGGAAGCAGCTGACGGGTCGAGACGCTGGCATCCGGGCCGACGTCCGTGGCGATCGACCAGTTGCGACCGACGGCCGTTTGGCCGGAAGCCGTGATACTTGCCTCCAGGACCTCAATCGCCCGCTGGTTGATCTTGCGGACGACCACGTTGCCGAGCTGACGCATCTGGTTGGTGAATGCGGCGGAGTTGTTGCGATCTCGAGCCTCGTCCGAAACCCACACCTTGCCGCCCCACTTCTCGACCTGGGCGATCTTGGGCTGAGCGCGCTCGCTCGTGATGATCGGGAATTCCGCCCCGGGCTCCACGCGCTCGATGTCTCGGTTCGTGTACAGCTCATTCTGCGTCAGCTCGTCGTAGACGACGGCTCCACCTGTGACGCCTCCCGCGGATGCGAAGATCTTGTCCGCTAGGAAGCGCTGCAGGGTCAGATCCATCAACATGTTCGTGACGCGGGTCGGCTGATCGAGCATCGTGTCGACTGTGATAGTCGTCCCGGAGACGACCGGCGGTCCGAGCGGGTGGGCCACTGGATTCGGATTCGCCATTGCCACGATATAGGCCTGGGCCATAGCGATGCCCCGATCACGAAGAGCGCGCTTATACGCGCTCGTCGTGGGCTGTTCCTTTAGTCGCATCGTCCTCCCTCCTAGATGTTGAGGGCGATGATAGCCGTTTGGCCCGCCGCCGTTGGAGTGTTCAGGAAGACGCCGAGTTCCTTGTTGGCGTCGGAAGCAGCTGACACCCATGTGATGGCGCGCCCGGTGGCGTCCGACATACAGGAATCGCCCGCCGTTGCCGCAGCGCCCGCCTCGACGGGCATCACCTTATGGCCTCGGACGATCGGAAGCTTGTAGCCGATCGCACAGTCGTAGGTGGACACCGCGAGCGCCTGCTGCCCTGCGCCGCAGTGGGCGACTAGGATGCTACCGCCAAGCGTGTCGTTTGACAGCGCTTGAGAGCCGATCTGCTTGGCCCCGGAGACCTTGATGAATCGACGACCGACGATAGTCGCAGTCGCCTGGCCGGTAAGGTCATCACCAGGATCGAAGTATGCGATTGCCTCGTTGACTGGCATATCAGGCCTCGATCGTTACGGGGTTGGCGAGCGTCATCTCGCGGTCCCGAAGCTCGGGGAGCCACTCGGCCGGGTAAGCCGGTCCAGTCTGCTGATCCGTCTCGGACGGATCGATGCCCATCGCAGCGACCGGAACGGTATTCGGGGCGAGTCCGCCGTCCTTGACGTTCGCCGTCAACAGGTGGCGATACTGAGCGCGGGTGGCGGGGTTGTTCAACCCGTTCGCGTAGCTGTCCTTCCAGGCGGTGGCGACCTTCCCGGCTCGGATGGCGTCGCCGAGAATACGGACGTCCGTCGCCTTCTCGTTCTCCTCACCCTGCTTGACGGCCATCTGAGCGCCTGCCTGAACCGCGATCCACTGTTCCTGCGGCACCGCCACCATCCCCGGGGGGAGTCCCGAAGCGGCAACCGGGATCTTGTCGGTTTCGAGCTTCCCGGGTCCAGGTCCCTGCGGAACCTGATCAGGGGAGGGCGGTCCGCCCCCCGGATCATCGCCAGGCCTTGCAGGGCCGGGAGGCGTCGCAGGCGGAGTAGTCGGCGTCACTGCCGGTGCCGACGGACTGTTGGGCGGCGGAGCGGGTTGGATCGCCGCCTTGATCTGATCTTCCGTGGCGCCATCGGGCAGCTGCTCAGCCGTCAGCCCATGCGCCTTCCGGAGGCTTTCGATGATGACCGGGTCCACGGTCGATCCCTCCTGTTCGTTGGCTGGGCGACTCGCCGCCCGGGTCTCCCACGATGCGGCCACTTTCCGACCGTTCGTAAGCATGTTCGTAAGCAGCGTTCGCGCGTGTGGATCGCGCGCTTGGCTCGCATTGACGTACTGGATCTTCTTCTGGATCGGGACGCTAAATGTGACATCGTCTCCGGAGGCGTCAAAAGCGACGGCCCACAAGCCGCCCTGATCATCGTCGACGATAAGCTCGTTCGGATCCTGGAGGATGACGCGGATCCAGGGCCAGCCCGGGATAGGTATGTCACCTACATCGACCGCGGTTCGGAAGGCCCTCTGGATCGCATCGAGTTCAGCCTGAGCTGAGACCTTAATGGAAGCTGCTATCGCAGCGATGGGTTCCATCTCCTCGACGATAACTCCCTCCGGACCTGATTCGCTGTAGAGCGTCTGAATATCCTTGAGGTTTGTGACGCCCGGCCACTGAACGCCAAGCAGGGCGAGATCGGTGATGACGAGAGGCCATGTAGACCCGCTAACCGACGTGGCGTCGACGTAGCCGTCCACCGATCGGTTCGGATAGGCGGAGGCCATGATCTTGGCGAGCCAGGTCGGACAGTTGGCGAGATCGCCAACGAGAGTCAAGCCTTCATCCTCGATGCGCATGTTGTCGACGACGCCCAGGGCGGGCTCCGCTGACGCCACGGGGGCGGCGACTCCGGCCCGGAAACGATCATCGTCGGCATGACCGAGCCAGGTCCGGGGCTTCTTGAGCGCGGGATCCTCTTGCGAATCGCGTGCTGAGATGAGATCTTCTGGAGTGAAGGTTCTGGGGCCGGTTGAGAGCGGGTACTCAAGCCCGGCACAGCAGATCTCGACGTTACGTACGTTCGATAGCAACCCATCGCTTTCCGGGATGACTTCGTACGTGACCTCGCGCGGCATCCCCCCGGACGATACCACACCATCAGCGAGTGAGGAAGACGCTGCTGCAATAGGAGTCCCCGCAACCCGATGACGACGCCGGTGTGCGGCGACTTTCTTATCGTTGACGGGCGGCTTCCCGAGGATCTTGCGCGTGCTGGGGTCGTTGACTTGAAGACCCGTGGGGCTGTTTGGATCAGCCGCGTTCGCGAGCGCTTGATCGAAGCCCATCATCGGGTCCTGCTGCCCAGCGTCGAACTTGAGGAGAGGAGCGAACTCTTCGGTCGGCCCCTCATTGAACTCAACGTCATCTTCGATCACATGCTCGTTGAAGAGGTCGGCGAACCACTTCGCGATCGTATATTGAGCGATCTTGAGGATCTCGTGGAACACGTCACCGAGTGCACGAGATCCAGAATTCGTTTGTCCAAGCATGATGACCATCTGACAGAAGGATCGGGCCATCTCTTCGTTTTGCTGTTTGATGTAAGCCACGGCCCCGTCTCCGCCGGAGGCCGAGGCGAATTTGAGCTGGGCACCGTGAGGGAGCGCAGCTCCAGCTCCTTCTCCCACGCGGAATCGCCGAGCAAGGGCATCAAGCTCTCGAATCTGATCGCCAGAGGCCCCGTCAGGAGCCTCGATGAACGGTACGCCTCCAGCTCTTTCAATGTTAATGGCGCCGACACGAAGAACACGATCCTTTACAACGAAGTTGCGGTAGATAGGACGGAGCATCGGTCGACCGACCCAGTTCGCGCCCTCACGATCCCATACGTAAGCGACGAGGTGGTCGACAGGAATGCGAATAGGGTTCGGGTACTTGTAGCCCTGGACGATATCCGCGAGGCCGCCGTCCTTGGCGACGTTGATCTCGGTGATCGTGCGCGGGGGGCGGAGACCGAGCTTAGTCAGGTGCCACTTCAAGTCAGGGCGGATCTCACCGACCTGCTCGAAGAAGTAGTGACCGTAGATGAGCGCCCGGAAGGCGTCCTCCATATGCTTCTCAAAGGAGAATCGACGTTGTCCGCGCCGACGTTGGAAGTCCTGCGTCTGATCGATCCCGACCGGCAGGTTATAGTCGGTGGCGATTCGATCGACGATCTCAGGCTTGGACCCGTTCTCGTCGAGATACCAGCGGTAAGCGCGGATGGGAAGGATGAGACCGAACATGAGCGCCTGGACCTGCGCGTCGTTCATCATCGAACGATAAGCAGCTACCGAATTCGGCCACTGCAGCTCGACGACCTTCTCAAGGCCGTCACCGCCTCCGAACTGCTGCCACGATAGGACCGTGGAGCCGTCGCCGATCGCGCTCCCGCGTTCGGTTGTCGGAGGGATGATGTCCTTGACTGGCATTAGTAGGGAGGCACTGCGAACCCAACGATGCGGAAGTTGCCGCCGGTGAATCGATCAGTCCGGCCGACCGCACCGCCATTCGCAGCAGAGCCCGACATGCCCTTCGGTGTCGTATTTCCGC